ATGATTTTCAGCATCCCGAAGATTGCGTCTATGTCTTCGGCTCCGCGCACAAAAATCCCACGCTAGGCTACAAAAGAGAAGAGGATTCGGTAGTTACCATAAAGACTCAGATTGACCGTGGAGGTTTGTGGCCTTCTCAGTGTTTGTGCTTGGTCATGGATGACCGGAGAAAGAAGAAATGGCTGTCACAACAGTAGACAGAAGGACTCTAATCACCGACTGCGATGCTCTTACCGGGATAACGGGTCCGGCAAATCTGATCTCGTCTCCAAGGGCAGAAGGATCATACTGTGCGGGTGACGAGGTACAGCCTGCTGCGGGGCAGACGTTTTACTACTTTACTCCCGGTACTGCATTAGATTTGGATGGGCATCTTCTTTATGTCCAGTCCTACACTAACGCAATCCAAAACGGCTGGAAAGAGTCCACGCTGTCAGACAGTTCTCATGGCATGTACCTGTACGATGGTACGAACGAACTGTTTCTTCTTGAAGCGGGGAATGATCGGGACGTATTCAAACACGCTGGCGGTGGTCAGGTGGCGTTCCAGTCCTTTCTGATCGACCTTGATTATCTTGCTACGAAGAATACTGCGGGAGAGATCGAGGAAGTTAGCGGCACAGTCGCAGCCTTCGTTGAGACGAGTGTTGATCGTGTAGGGTCAGTCTTTCATAGCGAGTCGAAAGCTCTTGCTGGCGGTAGTAACTGCTTTATCGACATCATGCGGTACGACCAAACCGACACGAGCGGAGATAGCACTACGAGTAACAGTGGCATCTTCATCTATGGCGGTGGAGTTGGTACGGAAGGAACCTTTGCCGAGATTGTAGCAGACGACATCTCTATTGCCGCTGATAAGGGATTTGGAGTCATCCGACAGTACAGTTCCGGGATCTACGGGTGTCAAGGGATACTGAAGTTCGGCACGACCAACACGGCAGGGAATGCCTACTTCGAAGATAGCAACTTTACCCTGATCTTCGAGGACCGAGATGTAAACGACGACAAGTTCAAGATATTCATTTTCGGCAACAGTACAAACACAAATAGTTTTGTTCTAACAGATGGCACAATTCAATCGGCTGGACCGGGCGTAGAGCTGGACTGGAACTCAACTTGGATCAACGTTCTGACGATCACTAATGTCAACTTCATTGACCTCTTGAGGACCATCGACCTTCCCACCGACACAGTAACAAATAGCCTAAGTCATTCGGTAGAGGGCTGCGTTTTCAGAAACTGCGGGACCATCACTGTCGGGACAGTGGACTTTGACGACAACCGGATTATAGACTCCGCTGCGACCACCAACGCTGTTAAGCTAGAGTACGATGTTACAGCCAAGAATATGATCGTCAGCGGTTACGAGGGTACGGCAGATACGTCAGCCCTGGTTTGGAACGTGAACGCAGACCCGGACGGCAATCTGGATGGAAGCAGTTTTATTAAGGGAACTGCCGCAACCCACGCCATCGAGTTCGGGACTTCGGTTCCTGCTTCCATGACGTTGAGGAACTGTGATTTCTCTGGCTACAATGCCAGCGATAGTCAGAATGATTCTACCTTCTACTTTGCGGACACAGGCGGCTCGATCACTTTAACTCTTGTTAGCTGTACGGGCAACGTCACTTACAAATCGGCTGGAGCAACTATCACTATTGTTAGCGATCCGGTAACCGTTCAGACGACAGTCAAAACCGCTGATGGTGTGAATGTCGAGAATGCCAGAGTCTTTCTGAAAGCCTCTGATGGCGCTGGTCCATTCCCTTATCAGGAGTCAGTAACATCAATTTCCAACTCTGGCACACTGGCGACCGTTACTCATAATTCACATGGTCTTGCGACCAATGACCATGTCTTTATCGAAGGAGCTAGTCTTTACCAGAATAATGGTGTTCACCAGATCACTTACATCAGCGCCAACAGCTATTCCTACGTGATGGACAGCGCACCGGGAAGCAGCCCGACAGGGACCATCACCTGCACATTTGTTGCCTTGTACGGATTGTCAAACGCCTCGGGGATTGTAACAACCAGTAGAGTTTACTCTGCAGATCAAAACGTAGAGGGATGGGCCAGAAAGTCATCTTCTAGCCCTTACTACAAGCCGGGGCCTTTAAGTGGGACGGTGGACAGCGCAGATGGCTTTTCAACCACGGCGGTTTTGGTTATTGACGAATAAGGAGGTTTTACTTAATGGCTATCACGCAAAGAGTTCTACTCAAGGTTGACTGCGATAAGAAAGGTAAAGGGTGTTTAGGGGGAGCACGCGTTTCTGACCAAACCCCTCCTCTGGCACTCAAACGACTTACTTACTTGGGATGGGAAGTAGATCCTAAAGGGTCGTCGGCGATATGCCCCAAGTGCTTAGGTGCAACTAAGAAGACTACCAAGAAAACAAAGAAGACATGAGCGATAAAAACGGAGACGAAAAGTGGCGTGTACGGTATGAGTCTCTACGGGAAAAGCACCAGGTATGCAGAGATTGGCGACGAAGGTATAAGTCTCTTAGGAGAGCACATGAGATTTTGGAACAGGAGCACGCGAAGACTCAACTCGCGTTGGAGTTAGCTGAGGCCAGGAACAAAAACGCTCAGAGCAACGTCGAGACCCGAAAGCTGATAAACATTAATGCGTTGAGTGGTTTTAATGAAAAGGAGCAGATGTACGTTCGTAAGATAACCGCACTTCGAAACGCTTTGAAGGAGACGGGTTACAGTGGCGATATCGATAGCTTGGGGGACTAAAGTCATCAATGTGCCGAAGGCTGACTTACCTTTACTACAAGCATCGCCTGAAGTCAGAGAACTTGATGTCGACTGGTTTCGACTCGAGCTTAAGGATTTGGAGGACGATGCCGAAGGGATGCCTTTCCCCGACACCCACCGGCACTTCACAGAGGTCACTCTAGCGGGTTTGACGTACGCAAGGATTGTCGAAATCATAAACGGGTATACGGTCGAGTTCGAGAACGGAACCTATACCGTGAACTGCACGGGAGCCAATCATAATCTGTCCGACGTGAAGGTAGCTAACTCCGTTTCGCTGATCGTTAATAACGCTGCGGGTCTTATCAATAACCTTGCGATCGAGTACGCGAGTTTCAATGGTGGAGTCACGGTTGATGTGACGACGAGTTATTCCGGTACGGTCTACCCGGTAGGGACCCCTCAACGTCCGGTCAATAACTTGGACGATGCTTTCTTGATCGCAGAGGTGAGAGGCTTTCCGTTGTTCTACATCAAGGGTGATCTTGATATTACAGCATCCGTCCCGAATATGTTAGGGTACACTTTTGTGGGCGAAGGGATGGACAGGACAACCATCGATTTGGATCCATTGGCTAGCGTGGAAAACTGCTCTTACCAACACGCAAATGTGATGGGGACCTTGGACGGAAACAGTCGCTTGCAGTGGTGTCAGATCGAGGACTTAATCTATGTGAAGGGATTCATTGAACAATGCGTTCTAGCACCGGGGACAATAACGTTAGGCGGTTCAGACGAGGCCCACTTTTTAGACTGTTGGAGCGGCGTTCCGGGGTTGACCACCCCCATAATCGACTTAGGGGGAAGCGGCCAATCGCTGGCGTTGAGAAACTACAACGGCGGCATAACATTGAAAAACAAAAGCGGGGTCGATCCGGTGAGCATCGACCTGAACAGCGGCCAGGTAATTCTGGAGGACACGGTAACGAACGGGGACATAGTGGTAAGGGGAGTGGGAACTCTGACGGATAATAGTACAGGGAGTGCCAATGTTATAAGCGATGGGTTGCTCAGTCCTGATACTCTCTGGAGGTATAACCGCGATGCCTGATGCTTGGGAGTGGTTAGTTGCTTCGTCACGTTTGAATCCCTCCCCTGACAACGATGCGTGGGATCACCTGACACACTCTGGTGGTATTGGAGAAGTGTTTGGGGACGGGGTAGAAGTCATGGTTGAGCAAAACGAAATCGAAGTTTTAGTGGGGTCTCTGGAGGACATTGAGGTCTTCGTGACTCTTGAACCTGAGATGATCGAAGTAGAGATTGATGAAGAGTTAGATGCCGTTATCGACGACGATGATATAACGGGAGAAGTGTAACATGCCAAAGATAGTGTTTTACAGGGGTGACCAGTACACGATTCTCCTGACGATAAAGTACCGGTCGTCCGGCGACCCGATTGACATTACGGGTTACAATTTCTTACTATCAGTTGACCCGTCATCGGACCCCGACGACGCGGGCAATCAGCTCTTTCAAGTGGCTGGGGTTTTGGACGGAGACCCGACTACTGGGAAAGTTGGATTTCCGGTTACGAGTACCCACTCTGATCAAGAGCCCGCGACCTACTTTTATGATGTGCAGATGACCACCGATACCGGAGATATAAGAACCATCTTGAAAGACGAATTTGTCATCACGATGGACATCACCAAATAAAGAAAGGGAGTAAGCAAATGGGACGAAAGAACGTGGGGCTAAACGCAACTTGGTACCCTGAGGAAAAGAAGTTCGGGGGCAGTGGGATCTTCTATGCGGGTGCTCGTTTCGCTGTGCCGCAGGAGTTCTTCGCTGAACTCGAAGCGGCGAAACTCATCGAGAATGTTGAGTATGTGAGTCATCCGTCTCAGCCTTGGAAACAATCTCGTAAACCACCGATGCGAAGTTGCCTGGTGGAGAGTCCAGGATGGACAGTCCGAAACCTGATCGAGGAGTTGGAGAATGGCGACTGGCCCGGGTGGGCAGTCAACCCATTCTTACGCCAGGTCGCTGCTCACTGGCAACCCACATGGTTGACAGACCAACTCTATCAGCGAAAGGTACCTGAAGGGCAGTTAGTTGTGACCCAGTCGTATGCTGATTCTATCGGCGGTGGGATCTATGTTGGTACCGGGTAATGAACGTCGTACCGGTTCTCTCAAAGTGCATCAAGTTGTACAGAGAAGCGGGAGGGACCCAGTCACAACTCTCTGATATTTCCGGAGTGGGGCGTGTGACCATTGTACGCCTTGAAGCCGAGCAGTATAGGAACCCCACTTTTAATACGGTAGTGCGGTTAATGAAACCTCTGGGTCTCCGACTTGATGATTTCGTCGTTGATAATCAAGAACGACAAGCGAGTCCCAGGACAACCAGGGACGGACTCTTTGGATTGATTGTAACTATCGTGGCTGTGTTAGATACTTACTGTCCCGAGGAACTCTTTCCAGGTTGCCACTCTTGCTTGACTGGGAAGTGTAACCATGATACCAAGGAGCAGTTTGCATATATGCTCCGGTCGGCAGCTCGGCGGATGTGCCGATCCCGAGGTTGGAAAATAGAAGGCCGGTGATCGATCTTAAACCACGTGGGGCCGGTAATCTTGTATAATCTCACTACGAGGTTGAGGTAGTCAGTGGTGATCGTGGCGGTCACCCCTGACAGATCGATGTGGTCCTAGGGTATCGATCTACCCGCCTCGTATGGGGCTCATAACCCCTTCGGTTGGGACGACAGTTGGTCCTCTGAGTTTTTGGGTTCTTGGAGAACTGGTCGTCCCCACCTCTCCTTTCGTTGGACGGGGGAGGGAGTTTTTATCATCTGATTCCTCCTCCCTCCCCCGCCGTAGACCAAGGAGTTTATATGTGGAATTTTATAGCCGGGTTTTACCGACGTTGGCGATTACGGCGACATCAGAGACTCTTACGAGATAACAAGAAAATGGATGGGAGTCGATGGTGCACTTTCTTGAGAGAGTCTAAGAACGATTATAGTGAGAGTCTACATATCACTCGAGCACGCCAGGAGGCAATCGATACTCAACATTGTCCCGCTCGGATTCCTGAGGAAGAAGAGTGGTCAGGTGTAGTAAAGATCACTGAAGTGCAGCTCGAGAAGTGGCCTCGTGTCGAGAATGTGAAATAATAGGGTATGGTCGGGAGCGAGCTCTGGCAATGCGAGGGTCTGATAGCGGTCCCCAGAAGAGAGGAGTGATGCACCCCAATGTGTACACACCCTCCCCCTCCTTACTCATGTATGGATTGCCGACACATGAGAAGGGGATCGGGATCAGTAGTCCTCCGGAGTCGTTGATATGTTGTGTTCTTCGATGGTTAAGACCAAGGCGATGACCTCCCGGCCATTTTAGGAATATGAGAAGACGGAGGGTGACTGCACAGAAGACTGATCTTGATGTAGTACGGAATCTGTTACATAACGTCAAGACTCAGGGAATCTACCGACTCCATCTCGTATCGATTCAGCAAATAATGAAGCAGTATCGGAGGGGACTCAAGGAGGGAGTACTCAGTTACCCGCCTTATCCTGAGCTTCAGGACTTCGCGGATCGATTGCATAAAGGAGAGTACCGGGGATCGATCACCTGTAAGAAAGAGATCTGGCGGAAGCAGATCGGTAAGAGATCATTCAAGAGGACCTTTTGTAAAGCCCCTGCTCTTGCTAATGGCTATTGTGAGGGGCATGGTGGTAACCACGCCCGACAGCGGGGAGTCAAGAGAGTTCATAACATGGGGTGGCGGGCTGATCTACTAGAGGATATGGCATTGCCTCCTGTATCTGAGAAAGGGGAGAATCCTAACTATACCCGTATTTGGACGGCGCGGAAGCAACGGGTGTATGGGGTGATCTTTGATGCTGATGATTTCGGATTCGAAGAGTAAGAGAGGGAGATGAAAATGACCAACCGTCAAGTCGAAACTTTACTGGTGAAATTGATCAGGAAACTTTGGTTCGTAAAGAACCAAGAAGATGTTCATAATACCGAACGGGCACTCCTGCATCTGACTTCGTCAACGTTCGTTTATACCTGGGCACTATTCTTCAGCGTTGCTCTTGGGCAGCAGGGGATTATGCGCCATGTCGTTGCGGGATTGATTGTTCTGGTAGTCGTAGGTATCTGGGAGATTTACAATATGTCCCAAGGGCAGACCCTGAAGAAAGGACTCAGTGATATCTTGAGTTGGATTATCGGGTGTGTCGTATCGGCGTTCATGCTTCTGGGAGTAATGAACCTGGGTTAAGGAGTAGAAAGAGTGTTAGCTCTACTTATTCTCTTGCAGTTAGGGGTCACGTTAGAGTGGGACCCCAACCCACCAGAGGATGATGTTGCCGGATACAATATGTACCGCTCTCACCAGAGTGGGTCTGGATACGTTCGGTTGAATCAAGACTTGATCGCACCGACTACTTACGATGATCAGACGATTGTGCCCGGTGATCAATATTACTACGTCTGCACCGCAGTCAACACCGCGGATCTTGAGTCGGGGTTCTCAAACGAAGTGCCCTATCGGTTCATCTGCCGGGGTGATGCAAACGCAGATAATCAAAGGACTGTGACTGACGCAGTTTTGATCGCGCAGCATATAGTAGGTATCAATCTCTTAACAGGCTACGAGTTGGAAGCAGCAGACACCAATGGAGATGGGAACGTAACGGTGACTGATCTAACTCTAGTCCATCAATACATTGCGGGGATTTACTCGCTTGAGGATTGCCAGTGATTACCCTTGAAACTTTGTTACTCGGTCAAGCCACTGGGCAGGAAGTGCCTGTGCGTTTGTTGACCGACGAACATGTTTTTGGACTCTCGTTTGAGTTGAGGTTTGATCCGGTAGCTCTCGAGTACGTGAGTGTTTCTCGGGGATGGGCGAGTGTTAATGATCCTGGGGTGCTTTCTGGGGTTTATAGTCAAGCTACCCTTATCCCTCTTGGGACACTTTTAGAGATAACCTTCAAAGTAAATGGACCCTCAACTCTCGCTCTACAAAATGTCGTCGGTAGCCGGCAGGGAACTGAGGGACCAGAGGACTTCTTTCCGGAGACTACCGACGGGGAGATTTTAGTAGGAGAGACTACTGTGATCTACGAAGCGGTTTGGACACCACCGCCTGCGAGCTTTGGTGTGGTGAGAACTCTAGTGTTTGTTGGAGAGTCAGTCGACCCCAACGATGGGACTTTTGCTGAGGTAGCTGTTGCCACTTATCCATGGACGGTTGATCCTCAAGATCCTCAGAAAGTGGTGTCACCTCAGTTTGAAGTGCCATCGAATGTAGGAACGAGGTATGCTTATGCCGTCCACCAAGATGCCGAGGACGACCTTGGGCCGGTTATGGTCCCGGTTCCGTTCTCGACTGATCAAGCTTTACCATCTGTTGAGGGGTTCTCGATCAGAGTCGTCTAAGAAACCTAAGCCGGATAAGCCCAAGAAGAAATTGCCAAAGGTCAAGAAGTTTGGGGTCCGACGGGTTGAGTTGTAGAATACGCTCGCATACTTCGCTCTCAGGACGCGATCGTATCCAGTCCAACCTTATCGGGTGGGACTAAAACGGGGGAGAGTAGAGATTGATGTTTCGTGATAAGCAGTTGCTGGTTTTGCTACTGGGTCCTTTAGCGGTAGCAATAGCATTTGGTCAGATGCAAGTGGCGGTGGAGATGGACGACCCGATTGACTTGGGGACCATCACTCACGTGCGCGTCCGCTCGATCATAGTCTACGATCAGAAGCACGTTCAGGTCGGGGTCGAGTTGGGTGAATTCAAAGGGACCACTTTCCAATGGGTCAAGCACAAAAACGACTCGGTTACGGTATCAATGGATGAGATCCCAGCCGCGAAACAAAAAGAACTTAGGACCTGGGCAATAGCTCTGTACAAGAAACACAAAGAATGAGTGATCTGGTCATTGGTTGTAGTTGGTCAAAGCGGTTCCCGAAGATGATCCCAATGGAGGGGATTTCTCTGGGCGGTTGGGGACTCCCAGAGTTTGTAAAGAAGTTAGAAGAGTTGGAGAAGCAACCGCGTACTCTCTTCGTACAACTGCCTACACCCATACGTTCTTTCCCAGAGGAACCAGAGATACTCAAGGAGCGGACGTTATGTTGGTTACGAAAGTTTAGATCGAGCGGTTGGGAGGATGAGCGATTACTCAAACTCTACTGGGACGATTTGGAGAGGATCAAAGCGTTGCATCCTTCAGTCGTTTTCTTTATGTATAACGTGGGTGGTTATCCCCTACGGGCTCCTTATGACTTTGGTGTGAGAGCAGAGAATGACATGTTGGCTGAGTTCGCGAGGAGGGGTTGGGGTTTCCTACGATGTACCTTCGAAGGTAGACCCGGATTTGCCAAGCGAGAGAAAAGGGTCGACCGAGAGTTTCGTAAGCGTTACCTAGAGACGTTGGATTTGGATATAGTCCACCCGGATGGGTGCATAGTAATCGACCCTCATCCAAACAGATCCGCTGACGTCATAGCAGCAACCCAGGTTAGAGATTATGCGAAGAGTAAAGGTCTATTGGAAACTTCTTAAGCGGTACTGCCGTAAGAAGTATAAGTGGCACAGGGCCACCTATGACCTCTGGCGTTATCGTAGGAAGAGTAAGGATTCGTTTACTTATCCAATCTTCTAGGGGGAGACATGAGCGATGTGGAAGTAAAGTGGTACAAGACGATCCACAAACAGAAGTTCATACTTGCGATGTTCTCGACGATCTTGGTTTGCACCCTGACTGGTATGAAGAGGATCGATGGAGCCGATTGCGTTTCCGCAGTGATCTGGATCAACGCGATTATGGGTGGGTGGAATGTTGCCAGTAAAGTCTCGGGAAAGCTCGACAGCCTTTTCCCAACCAAAGACGGATAGAGGATACCATCCGATTTGTGCTAAGTGTAACACCCGCGTAAAGCAGGTGATAATCGAGGAGTCCTTTATTGCGGTTGAGCAGATCTACACTTTCATCTGTCATGGGGCTATGACAAAGAAGCGGGTCTCAACCTGGCGCCAATACGATAGACCTCCTGACGTCGTTTTCTTGGAGGAAATGACTGCTCAGAATCTGGGGTGGGGACGACCTTACACCCCATGGTGGTATGGGAACCGCGGGACTAAGGAGGATCCATAGTAAAGAATCTGGGATGGTGTGACTATCTTTACCTAAGTACCCTCACGCCTTTCCAGGTGGAGTCGAAGTACAAACTGTTTCGACAGAATGCCATTACCGCTCGATCTGATCTAATCACGGAGTTTACTTTACGGCCATGGCAGGTTGAGGCTAGTGTGATCTGGGTAGGGCAGTTCGATCTAATGGACCGACTCCATCTTGAGGGTCCGCCCAGAGATGATCTAGTACTTTGTTTAGTAAAGGCGGATGGTAAGAGCCATCGATTTCATGATGTACCTTTGCGTACCCAGTTACTCAAGAAAAGGTTTTTACGATGAGTGAGAAAAAGAAATACAAAACCGGGACACCCCCGTCCCCGTATGAGCCGACAAAAGACGGGCGACACCCGACTCGTGGATACCTCGTCTGCGGAGCGCCGAAGAAGTCAGGGAAACCGTGTATGGCTAAAGCGGGGCAAGCAACTGATCACCTGGGTCAGGGGAGATGTAAGTTTCATGGGGGCACCAAAGCGATCAAGCACGGGATGTACTCAGCAGTCAAAAGGCGGAGAGTCACTGACCTGATCGATGAGTTGAAAGAGAAGGGTGAGGACCCTTTGAACCTGGTAGAGGATTTGTACCTGATCAGAGCAATGGCAATAGACTTTGTGAATCGGTATGATGAGTATACCGAAGCTCTCATCAACTGGAATAAGTCATGGCAGAACTCTAAGGAACCCGAGAAGGCACGAAAGCCCACAAGGGTGTATGACATCAGCCATGCTGTTTCGTTGATAAGGGAGGCGACTCGGGTCGTCAAACTCGTGCACGATATTCGTAACCAAGGATCCATCACCATGAGAACTTTCAAACGGTTGATGGAGCAAATGGCGTTAACTGTAGCAAGGTACGTGAAGGATGGCAAGACTCTCAGACGTATTGAACGGGACTGGGGACTCATCCAACTCGATGACCAGCCCAGCGGTGTCCGCCCTGCGTCAAGCACGGGAGCGGCTCGAGCTGTCGGACAAGGATCGGGTAGCGGAGGGGAGACAGTCCATTGAGCGGTTCTGTGAGATCTACTTAGGTCATCACTTTACTGCTCCGTTCGGAGAACATCACCGGGATCTATTCGAGGTTATCCAAGATCCCAAGACGGGGAAACGAGTCATACGAGCCGAGCCACGGGAGCATGGGAAATCGACGATTATGTTGATTGCTGCTCCACTCTGGTGGTTGGCCTATAAGTTGAAGTACTACATAGTCCTCTTCGGGGCATCTACTGACTCGCTAGCTCCCCACTTTTTGGGGCTGCAGAACGAGATCGAAAACAACGATACCCTATTGGCTGACTTCCCCCACTTGACTCCTCAGCTTGACTTCAAGGGTCAGTTTGTAAAGTGGACTGATGATAAGGTCAAACTGTTGAGTGGGGCAGCGGTTGAAGCCAGATCGATCCATTCGAAGTTTAGAGGACTAAAGGACGAGCATCGTAGACCCGATGTAATGGTCTGCGATGACCCGCAGGACGAGGATGATGTAGCGACCGCTTTTCGTCGGCAGCGACTCATCCATCGGTTTAGAAATACGATCCTCAACCTAGGTTCGCATGACTGTGACATCTACGTAGAGGGCAACTTTATGCACAAAGAGTCATTGGTCGCCACCTACCTCAAGGATCCACTTTGGGATGGGAAGCTGTACCGGGCGATCAATATCCCGAAAGGAGAGTATGAGGACTTTCCAATCGGTAACACAAAAGAGGACTCCTCTGCTCTCTGGCCACATCAGTGGCCGATGGAGAGATTGGTCGAACGTGAGAGGCTAATCAAGGGGCGCTCATTCGCTCTCGAGTTTCTCAATTACGATCGCGGTGCAGAGGAGATAGTCTACGATACAGCACAGTTTAAGAGGTTCTCACTTAATGGTCGTACGCTCAAAGGTTATCAGGTAATTGCCTACTGGGATCCTGCTACTGGAAAGGAGAAAGGATCTGGGGCGGCGAATGAGCGGGACTATGCAGCCATTTCGGTTGTGGCTACTCGACGAGTCAAGAGAGAATCGGGGGATCCTCTCAGGTACTACTGGGTGTTAAAGGTTTACTTGAAGCGGGCATCTGCTGAGCAGCAGATTGAGGCGGCGCTTGATCTCATGGAAGAGTACCCAATCCGTACACTCTACTACGAAGACAACGGAGGGTTTGCGATCATGGTTCCGTTCCTGAAGAGACGTGCGAAAGAGAGGGGCGTTTCTCTCCCACTCAAGCAAGTATCCCAGAGTAAGAATAAGGTCCAACGAATTCTCAATGCGGAACCTATAATCAAGCGGCGGACTTTGTTTGAAGCATCACTACCCGCTCATTACTTTTCGCAGTGGAGTGAGTTTCCTTACGGGAGTCACGATGACGGACCCGACTCGACTGTGGGAGTACTCGAGCAGTTTGAATCAAAGAAGGAAGCTTTTGCTATATGAGCGAATTGCATTCACCTGCTACTATACTAATGTGGATAACGGGTGGGTTTGGATCTACAATAATATTGTTGATTGGGGTGGTCTACTATAACCTCAAAGCTGATGTTAAACAGAGGCACGAGGTTATACTGGGACGCCTGCAGAAAATCAACGGGCATGTTAGCGATCACTACAAACATCTTGATGACCACGAACGGCGACTCATCCGAGAAGAAGAGAGGCGAAGGGCTCACCGGGATTATACCGTAGGGGTAACAAAACAAGTCGATCTGATAACAAGGCAGTTGGCGGTAATTACCCGGCATTGTATTGCTATGCACGGGCTTGATGGACTAGAAGAGCCGCCGCATAAGTAAGGGGGAGACTGAAGGGGGAGACAGTGAAGACCGTATTTTGTAGAGATGGAGCACGGGTAATCGATGATAAGATTTACTCTGAGTTGGTTCAGGCGGGACAGGTGGTTAACCCGACCGATCAGGTAAACGGTCCCCCTTTCTTCAATGGATCAGTTTCAGAGCTACCAGGTGCGACTGGGGTTCGTGATGAGGCCGTTGACGAAACGGAATCCAATGTTTATCTGTTGCGCGGTGATACTATAGACGAGATCCTCTGGAATGTGCAGACCTTGGTCAAAGTGATGAGAAGCAATGATCGGATGTTTGCGTTACTTTGGGAGAGCGAGGTTGCTAAGAGAGGGAAGGCTTGACGGGGTTGAGGTGTTAGCTTTGCTCCCCCGAGCAGCTCCCTTGATCCCGTCAAGGTAAATCCAGTAAATTCTATTCGAGGTTACCATGCCTTTAAGGAGATGTCAAACTGACGGGCGACCAGGTTGGAAGTGGGGAGACGCTGGGAAGTGTTACCCCTATACCCAAGGGAACGCAGCCTCGGAGAAGGGCGCCAAACAGAAAGCTCTCAACCAGGCAATAGCCATGGGAGAGATTACCGCTCAAGGTCGAGGATGTGAATGGTGGACCCGCCCGATAGTAGAAGTGGTAGCTCTGGGCGAGTGGCAAACGTTAAGGGAAAAACTCGTTGGTACATGGTCTGGGAATGAACAAGCTAATGTACGCAAACTACGCTCATTTCTTGGTCAGAGTCCCTCTGATCGAAAGATCCGTATCGTACTCAACTATCTCACCGGGACTGGGTTTAGAGTCGGGAGAATCTCTCACCCATCGATTACGAAGTTGAGGGACGAAATCAGGGCGAAAGCAAAACGACGTAAGGAGGAGTGTCGCGAGATGACTGCTCAACTAGAGGCACAAGACTTGACCGAGTTCCCCGAGAGTCGCAAAGTGAAAGTGAATTATAGTTGGTCGCATCACCGTCAGATGATTCTCGACGTGATGGGTCGTAGTGATTTGAAAGTCGATGGGTCGGGTAAAGAGCACGACCAAAACTATATCGTAGGTTGGGTTGACGATGAGGGTATTGAGGACTTGAAGAAAGAAGGGATGACAGTCCAGATACTAGATACTGACACCTGATTTTGGGATAACCAAAAAGGAGTCCCACTACCATGGTGGATGCCATACCAGTGGGTGAGGGAGGGGTTGACGTGACACCTCCGCCCTTCCCTCAAAACTATGGTGACATATGATCCGGAACCATCAGTAAGGAAGGGTAGGGACTATACCCTGCGGGAGACTTTAACGATTCTCTACGGATCGTTACAAGAGTTTGGCGAGCGTCTAAGGGACGTTGTAAAGCGCGGAAGAAAATTGGCGCCTGATGTCAGACTGGTAAAAGGATTAGAGGACTTTGAGCTTGAGGAACTTGGTGAGTTTCTTTCTTCTGCCACTCAACCTGGAATCAGAGCAGTAGAGATGAAGAGGGAGCACCTTGAGAAGATACTCAGGAACCTGGTTGATCGGATGTGTGATTTTAGAGATCGGATGGACAGACTAGAGTCAGCAATCGTGGTACTCGAGCGAGAGATCCTCAAGCGAGAGTTAGAGGAGGTAGATCGTGTTTGAGATTTTGTTACTGGTGTTGTTATACTTTCTAATCGGGCAACTGGTTTTGCTGAACTATCTGATCAACTATAAACCTCCTGACCGATCTGCTATGTTAGGGCTTCAGTCGATATTTTGGCCACTGACTCTCCTGCTTGATCTAGGATTACTGATCGGTAGGGGTCTGGGTTCCCAAGCCAAATGGATGTGGCAGAAGATCGATGCAGATTCTGGCGTTCAGCAACCTACCTCTAAGTAGTTGTTACCGGTGTAGACGAATGCCCTGATCCCGCAGGGGCTAACGAGGGTAGAGGAGATGATACTCCCTTCTCACCTCTACCCTCGTCTTTCTTTAGGAAGAAATAGTATGATTGGAATTCTGCAACGTCATGGGTTAGCTCCATTGGAGGTTCCCCCTGTCATCCAGGCCGAAGAACGTCAGTCAAAACCGACGGGCGGGATGACTATAGTTCCAGTATCGACGTCGACGGGGAGCTACGAATCACGACGGACTCGACGACGACTCAAGAACCTTCAAGCGTTCTCAGAGTCAGCGATACCTTCTAGAGCGATTCGGGTGATCCGAAATGGGATCGCTCAGTCAGACTATGGGGTACGCCCAGACCAGGACGTTATTGAGGATTTGGATCTTGAGGATTTCTCTGAGGCGATTGATACCGTGCGTTTGGTTCTCGAGAATCCCAATCCGGAGGACAACGATTTTGGTTCCTTCATCGGGCAGGTAGCAGAAGACATGCTTGAGTGGGATGCGGGGGTTTGGGAGTACGTTGAGAACCCAGTAGATGTGGGTAACCCGTGGTTAGGACTATACCCTATCGCAGGTTATACTATCGCTCGAAATAAGGATTGGAGGGGCGATCCCAATCAACCACGATGGGCGCAGGTAATCGAGTCGAAAGTTGAGGTAGAGTTCCTCCACTCTCAACTCGAGTACGTAATGCAGAGAAAGCGAACCTGGAAACCTTTTGGAGTCTCGCAGCTTGAGTCGTCAATCGATATCATGGAGGCGTGGTTGGGAGTCACTTCATACCAACGTGAGATCGCGTCAAATGCTTATCCACCGATTTGGATCTACCTGGGTGAGGACGCATCGGATGATCAGGTAAAACTCCTTCGGACATTCTTTGAGCAAGAGATGGTTGGAAAGGGAATCCCCAGAGTCTTTGGTAACACCGGATCAAAACCAGCAACGCTCAATCTCAAACCTGCGGGGGACGACGGACTTTACCTCAGGTACCAGGAAATGCTTATGCGGTCAATCGCCTTTTCGTTTGATCTCAAGCCCCAGGACTTTGGGATCGAGCGGGACATCAATCGATCTACGGCCATGGTTGGCAGATCACAAAGTATTGATGAGGCGAGGAGACCGCTAGCTCTACTCCTACAGAAACGGATCAATACTCGGATCATTCCCCGGATAGCAGAGATCACGGGTAACCCACTAATCGGTCAACTCGAGTTCTTTTGGATCGGGTTGGATCCCACTGACGATGTGGGCGATGCAATGGTGCATGTGGAGTACCTCAAGACCGATGTCGTAACTATCGATGAAGTGCGATCTGATCTTGACTTACCACCACTCCCTAACGGGATCGGTAAAATGACTTTAACCGCGCTCCAAGAGTGGGCGAAAACTGATATGGGTCAGACGTTCATTGACGATCTTGATACGCAGTCAATCATCGGTCCGGATGATCAGAGTATAGACGAAGGGTTAGGTGGGCGGTTGATCGCAGCGTCACGCGCATTGAGTATTTCGAGCAGGAGCGCTCGCATGATCTTTGGACGACCATATCGGGCTAGGCGGAGCCGAAACAACTCCTATACGTCGAATATGGGGTGGGAGACCCGTGAATAATGGCATCTCAACCCCTGATTGTACCTATAATCGCCCAGGCATCTGAAGCTGCTCGGTTTGATCGAGAGTGGAGGCGTTGGGATCAAGCGGTTAGTCGTTTCGAAGAAGCCCTGATCAGAGTCCTTCGTCGAGAGTATCTTTCGGAGCGTCGCCATGTTCTTAGGATCCTCAGGGGTTCGACTTTGAGTGACTTTAAAGCTGCCACTTGGGGTGGTACTCTGGAAGCGGCAGACGTCTTAGCAAAGATCGGCAGATTCCATGAGGCGAATAAGGAACAGTGGGCAGCAAACATCAACGCTGTGATTAAGCCGACGGCCACCAAGTTTACCAACGATGTTATGGTCTCGATGTCGTTTACGTTTCCTGGGCTCGCTCCCGAGGTAGAGAAGTTCCTCCAGACCTATGCGATTAACCTGGCTGATCAAGTCAACAAGACGACGATGAAGATGATCAAAACCCAGATTACTGCTGGGATCGCAGCGGGGGAAACTCTTGATCAGATCACGGACCGGATCAGTGATTCGTATCTGCATTGGTCGCGGTCGAGACCTGAGACAATTGCTCGTACTGAAGTGGGTAAGATCTCATCGTTGACCATCAACGAAACGATCAAGCATTCGAAGCTCGATAAGAAGAACGTGATGAAGATCTGGATCACGGCGAGTGATGGCAGGGTCCGGGACTCGCATCGGGCACAGCATCGGATGAAACGTAAGTTCAACGAACCGTTCCCTAACGGATTGATGTACCCCAGATCTGGGGGACCGGCAGAGGAAGTGATCAACTGCCGATGTACGATTGCGTACGAAGAAGTAGCACCGCGGAAACCTGATACAACTCCAACAGAAACCGATATCCCGGAGCAGGTCTTACCGCCTCAACCAAAGATGCCGCCCGGTGCCCCAACGAAGAAGATGCCCCAACCAATTCGTAAGGTCCCGCCAAAGACTTTTGCGGAGAAGATCAATCAGCAGATTGCTGCTGAGTGGATTGGGGGAGAGGTACCCTTGGCATCGAGAACAACGTCGCCTTTCATTCGGAACGGATGGGTACATAAGTCCGCCAGATCTAACGAGGTTGCGGTTCGTAAGATCGGGGCACAAATCCGAAAGGAAGCCCGCCGAAGAGCGCAAGTGAAACTTGGGGTCGCCAACAAGCAAGAACTTGAGGCTGTAAAGAAGTGGACGAAAATACGTGACCAGAGATTGAAGGACTGGACTCAAGCTAAGATTGACTACGGGGCTTTGAGTCAGGAAGCAAGAAGAGCAGAAACCCTACTCAATTCTGCAACAAGCAGTCTTAAGTACTTTGAGCAAGCGGCAAAGAAAGTCACTCCCACCCTCTTACGAGATACAGTGTTAGAAGTACTTTCTGAGATCAGAGGATTCGGTGGGCAGTTGGCTCTGTTTGGGGATGCTCTGGGAGTTAGCAAGATCCAGGATGTTGCCAAGTATTTACCTAGTGATTGGATCTCCGTAATGAACAACCCGATTCGACGACAGACTGGGGAACGTGCTCTTAAGTCGTCGACGAAAATTATACATAAGACTGGGAAAGAAGTTCGTGCGGGTTATAGCTCTGTAGGCGGACAGGGACATATTACTATTCACTCAAGTGATCGCCCATCGGTTGCTCTACATGAACTAACGCATCGAACCCAGGATACTGTTGAGCACGTTAAGGCTTTGGAGAACGCTTTTGTCCAACGACGAATTGCTAAAGGGTCCGGTTACTCAACGCGAGCGGGGGAGTCGTGGGGTTCGGCTAACATAGACCTCTACGGTAACGGTAAAGAGTGGGCATACAAGGATAAGTTCACCGAGAAGTACTCGGGTAAATGGCAACCGAATTTGGGAGGGGCAACTGAGGTGATGTCGACTGGGATGGAAGGGGTGTTCTTCAACAAGCATAAGATCTGGAGCGATGACGACTTTATTGATTTTGTTCTCGGTGTCTTAGCCTCAGTCCCGTAGAATCTAATACGATGGCATTTCAAATCAAGTACAGGCTTGTTGGGATCCCAGATACCTACACAGTGCGATGGGCGGGTGGGGGACTCTTTGGTGATCAGATTGGAATCGATCTCTTGAAGAAACTTGAAGAAGTGTTTCAAGGGACTACCGAGGTGGGGCCGATCCCAGGTCCTCAGACTGCTTGGGATTACTTTTTGAATGGGTTGAGTGCTCGCTTCTTTATCGAGTACCTAGAGGAGGAAGCAAAACTCATAAAGGTTCTTGAGTGGTCGGGCCAGATTCCCAAAGTACCCAGCCGGAAAAGGGCACGTCATTGATGGATGCGAAGAACATCGGGTTTGAGGTTGGGGTGGTTGTCATTTGCTCTCGGGGATTGATCCACTCACGAACCATTGAGTCAGTAGAGAAGAACATCCACGTAGTTGAGGATATGAAGAAACAGACGTGGATTTCAGTCTTCACTCATGAGCGCCCGATACCAGATGCTCAGAACTGGGCGATCAGTAAAGCACTCACCTACGGACCTAAGTGGATTTGGATGGTCGAAGAGGACATAGAAGTCCCTTTTGGACATCTTGATAGCATGCAAGATTACATGGTGAAGAAGAAAGCGTTTGCCGTGGCATCGAGTTACTCGTTAAAGGGCGGGTTGAAAGCTCATCAAGTGATCGATGGGGAAGTGGTCTTTGTCGGGTTGGGATGTGTGCTCTTTGATACTTGGGTATTTACTCAGATCAAGAACCCTTGGTTCCAGACTGAGACGTATTCTATCAATAGGGACGTTGTCAAGAAACTACGAGAGCGGGCAGTTTACGGTGGGCACGATGTTAACTTTTGGATGAAGATGAAGGAGCATGATCTCAGTTGGTGCTTACACCCCTATGAAGTAACGCATTTAGAATTAGTAAAGCATGGTGCGGATCGAGTCAACCATGGGTATCATACGATCCGTCCTATAGCATAGAATCATCGCGGCGCTCGTGGACTAATAGAGCCGCCCGTTGCCATAAGGCGAGCTGTGGGCAACGCACTGAACCAGGCAGGGGATAGAGGACCGAGTCCCTGAGGTTGTCAAATCCTGGGAAGAGGGGACACCTAAGTAGACGCATGGCACGCGTCTCTCCTTCTGAAGGGGATGCTTTAGACCAGAGCATCCCCTTTTTCATGTACGAGGAAAACAATGGCATGTGTGAGGTGTGGGAACAAAAAGCATAAGATAGGACTCGAGAGTCCGTTCCCGCTTTGTGACGAATGTGTTATCTGCCCAGAGTGCGATGGATCGAGAAGAGATCTGAACGCATGTAATCGGGCGATATGTGAGGTTTGTCGTGGGTTGGGTTGGGTACTCAAGCGTGACTTGATACCCGAGTATGAACCTTCAGGGGAGGAGCGACTCCCGTTACCCGAAGAGAGTTAGGTGTTATGAGAATACGATTGTGCGCGTCCCGGCATCGTTCGTGGAATCGAGTACGCGCTCTCATGAGGATTCGTTTGTGGGCTGGTGGTCCGAGTAAGGATGGTATTGATTTCAAGCAGTATGCGGCCGCTTTCTTACACAGTAATCGACGGTTCCCGCATGAGTTCAGTTCGTACATTCTTCCGTTAGGTGATGTTGTCAATGGAGAGTTCGTCTACGTTGCTGAAGCAATAGATGAGGCAGCGAAGGCGGTGCTGAGGGGTAAGGTACCACGAAACCATACTCCGTACGCGAAGAGGGTTCTTAGTAATTTGTACGCTCGGATGAGACGGGAGTACAAAGATGAGACCTTTATACCTCCGTGGCCAGAGCCAACGCATACCAGCATTCGGAGTCAAGTCCGAGAGTTGGTTGCTCAGAAGAAGTTTGCTGTAGGAGTAGAACTCCATAAGCTTCGTGAGAGCCGGGACGAACTGAACGAGGTAATCGAGAGGTCCGAGAGGATGGCCCGTCAAGAAGTAGTATTAGGATCAGACGGAGTTGAACTCGCCGAGACCCCAGTTAGTGACTATGTGATGACCGATGGATCGACCATCGAATTCGTTAGAGGAGAGGACGAATGAACATACTCCACTTTTACTCAGCTGAATTGGAGTTTCAAGCATCAACTAGTAGGTCGAAACACCCTTTCCTTGCCCTGGTAACTTACGGCGGGCGCCCATCTGATAATTTTGTGGGAGGAACTGAGAATATCGATGGTGGTCCCTACAAGGTGATCATCCCAGCGAACGTGCTTGAAGCAAAGATCTCTGGGTTGAAAGGCAAGAAAGTATTTGCGGCGGAAGGCTTGGATACCCATCAGCGATCAGATAACGTAGGAGTTTTTACAGACGCCTGGACCGAGAGCGTAGACTCTCAAGACGGAATGACTAAAGTATTAGCGGCAAGAGCGTCGGGGCTTTTTGATCGAGAGAAGGACGAGGACTTCGTGGACGAAATGGTGCAAATGGCACGTGCGGGATCCCTGGGCTTCTCATACGATATCAAGAACGTCCAAATTCAGATCCAAGAAGTATTCGGGGAAAAGGTTGTAGTGGTGAACGACTTTGAATGGCGAGGTGCTACCGTACTCAAACGAGACATAGCGGCCTATGAATTTACGCAGCTCGCAGCACAGGGTCTTAAACTTAAATCAAAGGAGAACGATATGTTCGATGAAACCGCATTGAAGAAGGTACTCGATGATACCTTCACGAAATTCAAAACTGACACTATCGACCCACTCCAAGCCTCAATCGATGAGGTGAAGGGGAAGGTCGATGAGCAGGCCACGAAGCAGGAGTCTCTGGAAGCTTCGGTAACGGAGATCAAGGAAGCTCAGGCTGCAGAAAAAGGAGATGACGGCAACACCAACGATGGTGATGCCAACCAGAATCAGAATCAGTCCCAGGATGACGGTAACAACCAGGAGCCTGGGAAGATGAAAGTCGCCGACTTCGCAGCGATGATTGGAGAGCAGATCAGTAGCGCAGTTCAA